TTATGCAAGCGATTGCCGATCTGCCCCCCGTTCATGAAGAGAACAACTCGCTAGCAGACTCCGCGCCCGATGCCGATGCTGTTAGCCCCACCACCGCCGCCGATGACGAAGCCGCTCCCGACTGGTCCACCTACCTCGCTGCGGTTTCCGCTGCCGAGGCTGCCAAGACGATCCGCGATCTGGAATCCGCCGAGGACGTGGAGGCAGCGATCGAGGCGGAGGAAGCGAAGGGCGGGTTGAAGCGTCCGCTCGTGATTCGCGCGGGGAAGGCAGCGATACGACGGCTGCACCGCGTATGACCGACACCGAAACCACACCGGATTGGGAGTCACATCCAGTAATGGCCGTTTGGCCGGACGCCGAGATCTCCGGTGACCCGCCGTTCTTTCGTCTCGATGTGTTTCCTGAAGGCACAGCGGACGAGAATTGGGATCTTTACTGTTCTGTTCAAGAGGCCATCAGGGCAGTGGGCTGGAAGATCGTTGACCCGTATATTGAACACGACTGCATTAGCGGTCCATTGGTTCAGATCGAGTCTGCTCTCTAAGATCCGGGCTCCGCGATGTCCTTCTCTTACGATCTCTCCATCCCGACTGAGCGGGACTTCGTCCGGCTCAAGATCGGTGACACCGACCCAACCTCGGTTTCTCTCCAGAACGAGGAGATCGATGCGTTACTGGCCGACGCCGGGCTCGTCTACTCCACCGGGCCTGCCAGGAAGTACTCCGCTGCCGCAACCGCTCTCGGCATGCTCCTCACGCGATGGGCGAGCGCTGGCAAAGGTGTCGTCTCGATCCAAGTCTCGCGGCTCAACATCCATCAGGGCGTAGATCAGTCCGCGGTACAGGCGATCGAGGCGGAGATCGCGAGCCTGAAAGCGATGGCGGTCGCAGCCGGGGCCGCGAGTGGTGCGGGCGTACTATTCGAGGCAATGTGATCGATCTCGAATCTATCGTCCCGTTCTCGCTGTGCCGGAACTCGCTGGGTGAGCCGCTATGGCTCACGTCTGGCAGTTCAATCTCTAAACTCGTTGGTGGTACATGGGTGCACTCCATCTCGTTTCGGGCATTCGATCCTTCACGCGACCTATTTGCTCGAAGCTGCGGCGTTCTTCTATTGTACGGTTAGCGCGTCCAGCCGATGTCCCTCATCAACACTCTCCGAAACGGCGTCGCGGCGGTCGACCGCGTCTCCGCTTCCCTTCAATCAACCATCACCCACGAGGCATGGATCGGCGCCTCCGCAGCCTCAACCCCCTCCGGCTACCCCGCTGGCGGATACGCGGGTCAATCCTCCAGTACCGCATCCCTCGCCCCGCCCGTCACTCTCCCCGCGATCGTCGAGTGGGGTGCGGTCCGCGTCGACCCGGGAACCGGTGCGGTCATCCAGACTCTCGCCAAGATCACGATTCCGCGTGCGGTTCCGGCGAATGGTGCGCCCGGGCGGACTGAACCGTTCGACGATCGTGACAAGATTACGCTATCGAACGGGGTCGTCGGCCCGATCGTCGCGATCGAGGGGCTCTTGGACCCGGGGACGAATGCGCTTTTGATGACCGAGATGTGGATCGGGAAGGGCGGGGGCGGGTTATAATCCGCGCATGGACATCGAGACGCCGAACACCCATCTAGACTCTATTTCCATTCCCCTCGTCGAAGGCGGTTACGTCTTCATTTCGCAAACCCAGACCCGGAGCGGTGCACTCCGCACTGTCATCGGCGCGGATGGCGGGCAGCGGGAAGCCGAGCCGATCCCGCGGCTCCTGACGCGCACGGACTGTGAGGAGATCGCGGCGGCACTTCTCCGGACCGCGCGTGGAGAGAGCGCGGCGTCGTGAACCGCATCGCCGATATCGCTGTCGTCATGCCGACCTGCGATCGGACGCTCGTTAGCGGCGGTGAATCCTATCTTCGAGCAACGATTGAAAATATCTGTCGCGGAGGTCTGTGGCAATCTCGGCGCCGAGCTACCTTTCTTCTCGTCGAAGGCTCCGGATCGGCTGAGGCACGTACGCTCGTATTCTCCGCGCTCGGAACGCTCAGTGCGCAGTACACAGGAAGCGCGACGAGGCTCCTACCCTGTGAGAACGCTGGCCGCGCGCTCAGCCTTGGGTCCCTGACCGGCGCTCCGTGGGTGCTGTACCTCGAAGACGACATCGACGTGTGTGCGGACTTCCTCGACTCGGTCGGCGATTGGCTCGACGATCACGCGGGCCCCGCGCACCGCGTCTACTCCTTCGGCACGGCCTACACCCCGCAGATCGAAGCGGAGATCGCGCGGGGCAGTAGCGCTTGGGAGTATCCGGTCCACGCGTTCTACGGGACACAGGCCATCGCACTCCGCGCGGAGGACGCACGCTCTCTCGGCGAGTACTGGCAGTCGAACCCGATGGTGCGCGGGGTTTCGGCGCCCGGGCAGTACGATCTCATGCTGCAAGACTGGCTGCGGAACCGGTATGCGGATGGTCGAATCCTAGCGAGCTGCCCGAGCATGTGTCAGCATATCGGCGTCCGATCCGCGATCCGCCCCGAGGACCCATCGCCGCCGGTCTTCGATTCGTGGCGCGGTCGGGACTGGCGATACACCAGCCGCTCTCGCTCGCGTGCTATTCTCGTGCCGTGAGCGAACGTATCGCATTGACAACCGAGCCTCTATCGGGTCTCTCTATCGCCGTCGATATCAAGCGTTCACACGAGCGTCGCGGTCATCGCGTATACATCGTCACAACGCACTCGGATGTCGAGCATCACTATCTGTGTTCGTGTGCCGCTACGTGGGTCGGAGGAAAAGTCGAAGACCGATGATCCGTAGCGAATTACTCTCCCCGTCTTCTGAAGCGCTCGGTCTCCCCCCCATCTCGCACTCTCTCCGCGTCCGAGCCTCCGACTTCCGCGCCGACTGGCTCTCTCTCGCCTCGGCACAGCTCCATCTCCCGCTCACCCCGCCGCACCGCAAGCTCTGGGAGTTCGCGGTGATCCTTCACGTCTTCCGCGTACTGAAGGCCAGTTCTTCCACGCTCATCCGCCCGCGAGTCCTCGGGTTCGGGGTAGGTCGCGAGCCTCTCCCCGCGTGGTTCGTGGGCCATGGCTGCTCAGTCCTCGCGACCGACAAACCCGAAGCCGACACCATCCCCGGATGGAAAGAAACCGGCCAGCACGCGGCGGGACACTCGCAGCTCGGCAGGCTCGGGTATGTGAGCGAGGAAGAATTCGCCGCCGGCTGCGAGTACCGCGCGATAGACATGGCAGATCTCCCCTCGGACCTCTGGCGCGGTCGATTCGATCTCACCTACTCGTGCGGGTCCTTCGAGCATATCGGTGGCGCGCATGCGGGTCTTCTGTTCTTCACACGGCAGATGGACGTGCTACGGCCTGGAGGGATCGCGGTCCACACCACGGAGTACGAGTACGACCCCGACCCCGGTACCCTGCCGCTCGACACTCCCGATCTCTCGCTCTATCGAGATGCGGATATCGCGATGCTCACCACGACGCTAGAGGCTCAAGGGGACATACTGCTGCCGATCGACGCTGCGCAGGGGGCGGAGCCCGAGGATCTGTATATCGATCAGCCTCCGTATAGTCCCAGCGCGATTTCCCATCTCAACATCGAGCTTGCAGGCGGGCGACGGACTACCTCGATCGCACTGATCGCGATTCGTGGAGAGCACTCATGAGCTATCAATGGATTCCACCTGCCGATCCTACCCCACCCGCACCGGACGGTTTCGTCTGTTCCGGTTGTGGGTGGCACTCACTCGGGCACGAAGGTCGACCCCGCGGTTGCAAGTATTGCGATGGCGACGGGAGCATTATCTCGCGTGCGTCCGACCGCATGCAACCTGCAACCGCCGAGGACATGACTCGCATGTTCCCGCACGGTGTCTATACGATGGGCTGGGTCGAGGACGGCATCGGTCGGCGCATGCGCTCGGTTTTCGACCCCGAGGCGACGATCTAAGTAGCTGCCACTGTGCCTACGATCCGCATGGGCCGTGTCGCCCGCTCGATCCCAATGGCTCGACCACCCGCCGACGCTGACGAGCCGTGCTACTGGTGCGGGCAGCCATACGGCAAGCACACAGATCGTCCGCGCCGTGAACCGGCAGAACCGCCATCCGCTCCTTGCAAAGGTCTCTCGCTCTACTATCTGCGGCGGGCAGAGGGGATCGCACGCGAAACACAAGACACAGTCGAAGAGAAATGGAGATGCAAACCGTGAGAGATAGGCTCATTGTCGGACGTCAACCGACGTCAATTCCGTGGGATTCGCTCTCTCTGGGCATGCAGCGCGAGTTGGTTCTCCTCGGCTGGACTTTCGAAAGCGCGCTGGAAAGATTATCGGCAGAGGGGACCCTTGAGGCGCTTGATCGATCTGCAAGCGAATCCGCCGAATCGTCTGCCCCGCGGGCCGAGGGCTTCACTTGAAAATCCTCTGGTGTGGAGACGGGGCTGTGCCCTCTGGATTTTCCCGCGTAACTCATGCGGTCTGTGATGCGCTCCACGCGGCAGGCCATGAAATCCACGTACTCGCGATCAACTGGCACGACGAAACCCATCCCTACCCCTACCCGCTCTATCACTGCGTTCACCCTTTCGACGGCGGCCGAGACGGTTTCGGAATCTCCCGGCTTCCGCGTCTCGCCCGTCGTCTGCAACCCGATGCGGTTGTCCTACTGAACGACCCGTGGAACATCCCGCATTACCTCTCCGCGCTCCGCGCTGAGTTCGATACCCCCGCGGACGCCCCGCTCCCGTTCCCGGTGATCGCCTACCTCGCGGTTGACGCCAAGAACATCCATGCGAGCGCACTCGCCGACCCCGCGATCACTCACGTCGCGGTATGGACGGACTTCGCGGCCGACGAACTCGCGCGAGGGGGCTATCTGGCCCCGGTTACGGTGATCCCGCTCGGCGTCGACTCCACGCTGTACGCGCCGAAGGACCCGGAAACCCGTCTCGCGTGCCGCGCTTCGATCTGCAAGCCAGGCATCCCCGACGACGCCTTCATCGTGGGGTACGTCGGCCGGAACCAGTACCGCAAGCGCCTTGATCTACTCATCTCGTACTTCGCGGAATGGCTGCACGGAACGCCCGATAGCCCCGACAACCAGCCGAATGCCTATCTCTATCTCTACGTCGGACCTACCGGCGACTCGGACGGCGTCGACATCTCATCCCTCGCACGGTACTACGGGATCGCGGAGCGAGTGTTCATCGCCAGCCCGGATCTCGGCCAAGGTCAGCCCGAGACGAGTCTCCCTTACTTCTACAACGCCTTCGACGCCTTCCTGACCCTCTCGCAGTCGGAGGGCTGGTGTCTGCCAGTACTGGAGGCTATGGCCTGCGGGGTGCCGTGCATTGTCCCGTCGTGGGCAGCGCTGGGCGAGCGGGGTTGGTTGAACGGCGCGGCGATCCAGATCCCGTGTACGAGTACCGCACTGTCGGCGCCGAATGGATCACGTGAAGGGAAGTATACGATCGGCGGGGTAGCGGATAAGGCCGCCACGATCGAGGCGCTAGAGGCGCTCTACGCGGACCGTGTGCTTCGGGCGGAGATCGGGTCTCTCGGCCGACGCCGCGCCGAGGAACTGCCGTGGTCGCAGACCGGGGAGATGTTCACCTCAATGCTCGAAGAGATCGTCGATGGACTCCTCGAAAGCGCGCATGCCAGCGACGATGCCACGGCCCCGACAGCAGGCGAAAGCGAAGACGAAGGCGCCGCCTAGCTTGGGAAATTTCGGCGCATCGATCGAGGGCCTAGATGCCGTTCGCGCTAAGCTCGGCTCTCTGGCAGGAATATTCGAATGGCAACTCGGTAACTCTCTCCTCGCCGAGGGGAGGGAAATCCTCGACGCGGCAAAGGCCGCAGTGCCGGTCGACTCTGGCGAGCTTCGCGACTCGGGCTCGGTTTCCCTGCTTGAGACGAACGGCTCGGTTCTCTCGGTGACCGTGTCGTTCGGAGAGGGACGGTCTGCGGCGTACGCTGCCGCGGTCCACGAGACGCCGAGCGCTTACGACCCGCCGAGCTGGAAGGCAACCCCGCCGCACTTCTCGCAAGGGGGCCCGAAGTACCTAGAGAGGCCGCTGCTAGCCGCGAGTAACGGGATGGCCGAGCGGATCGCGGCGAAGATCTTACCGAAATAGACTCTTACTACCCTCGCAGCGCCAGCAATAACCTAGCGATCAATCGCTGTACGTCATCCGCACTCCACACCGCAAATCTCTGCTCTTGATCGAACACCCCGTCTCGGATCTCGACGGCAAAGTCGGTCGGTACTTCCGCTCCGGCGTCGAGCGCGAGAAGCACATCAATCGGGTTGAGCAGAGGCAGCTCTTTTGAGCCCTCGGGGTCGCCTAGCGAGTCTACGAGCGATGTGTACCGGAAGTCGATAGGTACGTTGGCCACTTCGACGACGCTGGTCAGGATGCAGAGATCCTCGAAGCAGCATGGCTCCCACTTTGCGAAGACAGTGCCGCGCGGCAACGATAGGAACGTCTCGCGGTTAACGATTCTCATAGAGTCCAGTATCTCCCGCTGTCGTCTACTGCCGCATCTCCCCGCGCGCACAGCCAATCGAGATCTTCCCGCACCGACTCAAGGGTGTAGGCGTTGGGTGTTCCGTTGTAATCTCGGCTGATTTGGGGGAGGAGTTCCCACAGTTCCTCCGCCGTGGACATCGGATAAGCCGCGAGCAGAGCGCGGATATGGAGCTTTCTACCGAGTGTGGGAGTGGTCGTCTCTAGACCCGGATTATTTGGCATCTCTCTGATCTCTCGGAGCGCGTCTACGATCGCGGCTCGGTTGGACTCGGAACCCAGACCGCGGCTCGCGAGATGTCGGATCTCGTTGGCGGTAATGGCATGGTCGTCCACGGCCACTCTCCCGTGTCCAGGCAGCTCGGCACCCGGGAACAGTTTCGACAGCGCCTCGTCGTGCTCGCCTGTCATCGCCGCGATGATCGCTTCTCTCGCGGTCTGGTGCGAGGTCTCTAGCGACGTGGTAAGCAGCCGCCAACCGCGCCCGGTTGTCGAGGGACGCAGGAGCCAGCCCTTCCCCGGCGGGATCGGGAGTTGGTCGAGGTAGTTGAGCAGATCGGATTCCGAGAATGGCTTGCTATCGGTCATGGGAATCTCTCTTTCTCTTTAGGGGCTGCAAGTAAGGGGACGGGGTGTGGTCGCGAAGATTTGAACTTCGGCCCTCTCGGTTATCAGCCGAGCGCTCTATCCGGGCTGAGCTACGACCGCGAGAGAAGAATCCGGGGCTTCCACCCGGTGCGAAGGCTCACTGCCCTCTCTGCCGAGGTCACCCCGCCGTTTGACTGGAGCGCGCGGTGGACTACTCGGTCTTTCGTTTTGAGCGCCGAGCGGGAACTCCAGACTCGTCCCGGTGCTCTCCTCTCGGCGTGTATTCTACATCCGCACCTAGAGCGACTCTGCCAGCGCGCGAAGCTCCTCGACGCTCTTCGTGCCGAGCGTCTCGTCCTCCTTCTTCGCGATCAGCTCTAAGATCCGCTGCTTTTTCTCGCGACGATCCGCGGCGGCCTGCTTCTTGTCGCGCTCCGCGATCTTCACGCCGATCACGTACTTCACGAGATCGAACTTCAGTTGCAGCGCGGTCTTCGCGGCATCGGTCGCGGCCGGTGTCACGAAGGAGACGACCTCAGCGGTATCTCGCATCTGCTTGCTGAGATCGACCGCGATTGCGTCGAGATTCACCCGCGTTCCCGTCGTCGAGGTCAACGGGAGGTCCCAGAGATCCTCGGTCGAGAGGGAGCCGCGGGTCGTGTCGAAGCGGAGCTTGAATCGGGAAGCCTGCTCGAACATTGACGATACGGATGCTTCCATGACGTGTCTCCCCTATTTGGTTGATAGATTCGTTTGACTCACTTACTCGCCGGGTCCGATTTGGGTTGCGATTGCTTGCGCCTTGGCTAGCTCGGCGCGCAGCCATCGTTCTTGTTCCCCGCTCGCGATCTCTGTGAGCCTCTTTTCCAGCTCATCGATTCTAGCCTTCACGGCGTCTCTTTTCAGTTTTGATTCTTTCGCTGCCTTTTCTTCTCGATCCCGTGCGAGCTTTCTACTGAATACTTCTTGGAACTGCTTTGACAGATCCTCGGAGACCAGATAGAGACGAGGCGGGTTGCCGACAGTGTTCTCGCTCGTGTAAAACGCAGCCGCTTCAAGCAGCTCGGGTAAAGTATCGGCTGTGATCTCCTCGATAACGTCGTCCGTGTAGTCGCCAAGGTCTACTTCTTGGCAGAGGAAGGCTCGCATTAGAACACCACCCTAACAGTTCTCGTGAAACTCCCCTTCACCCTGCACACCAGAGTGTTCCTCGCCGTACTCGAAAACCCCAGCCCGCTCAACTGCTCCCCGCTCGGGTTCTCCGTGGGTTTCATCTTCCCCGCGACCACCTCAAACACCTTGCGGTGCGGGGTCAGCTCCTCGGCGAGGAACTCGTTGTAGAACCCTCGCGCGCCGTCCTCATTCTTTGCACCTTCGAGCATGAAGAGATAGTGGCGGTTGCCGACTCCATTCCCTCCCGGGCCTTCCCCGTCCCAATGGTTCGGCGACAGCATAACCGCGTTTACCCGGCGAAACGTCTGCGTCGACAGTCCCCAAGCTTCTCTCGGCGCCGATCCGACCGGCAGATGATGCTTGATATCGAACACTCCATTCCTCAGCGTCACCTCGGCGACAGTAACCCATTCCTTGTTCCTCAGTGGCTTGGTGTACTCATACTCGTAGACGGTCCCTCCGAACTCGATCTCCGCCTTGAAGCCGCCCTGCGTCGGGGGCCTCAGATGCCAGTTGTGGATCTTGCAGATGTACACACCATCCGGCATCCGGCGCAGATCCGGAAACGTGATGTTCTCGACCGGCACGTAGCCCTCGGGTGCGGCGTTGACGTAGTCCACATCTTGGACGCCACCAGACTGGAGATGACGTCGATTGTTCCATCCGACACGCTCTGCGTTGCCGTAGGTATCGTGGATGCCGTTCTCCGCCTTCGCTCTGCTCCCCGGCATGAAGACGTGCAGATCCATCAGCGAGGCATTCCGCTCGCGATAGTTCCAGGAGTGGGTGAACCGGAACACACCGCTCACGCTGCCGCCGCGCGCGACGACCGCCTGCCGCATATCGCTGTCCGCGATCTCTCCCTTGTAGGACCAAGAGAAGCCGTTTCGCCACTTGAAGAGCTGACGGGCGGTAGGGTCAACCGGTGCGATCAGCGTGACGAGGTTCGGGACCAACCGGTTCTCGAAGAGGATCTCCAGGCTCGCAGCGCGCGGGATGATCTCGGCGATGAACCGATCAATCGGAACCGTCTCGATCTTGTCGAGATTCTTGATCGGGGTCGGCGCCGCTTCGAGGAGATCATCGAACACGCCGCCGCCTGTGATCGCCTTGCGGGTGCTACGGTCGGCGAACAGCAGATCCTTGATCGAGATATCGGTAATCCTCGCATACCGTCGATCAAGCGCGGAGGTCAATCCCAGCTCCTCGATCCTCTCCTTGGCCTTCTCGATCATGGCCTTCGTGACGAGCGCGCTCGGGCGCTTGTAGTTGGTCGGTGCGACCTTGGCTTCGAACGCTCGGACCGAAGCGTCCAGATCCTTCCCCTCGGACAGATCGACCAGGAGCGTGCCGATGACGGTGTTACGAATCCGCGCGACCGCCCCGGATGCGTCTGCGGTCCATGCATACAGATCCTGCGCTCGCGGATCGGCTGCGAGAATGGTGAACTGCCGCTTCGCAACGCGGAACGCTTGGACCGTGGCCCGATGCTCCTCACCGCGGTAGAGAGAGCCCTGGCCGATCAAGTCCAGTACGGTCTCGATTGCGTCGTCGTCGATCTCCGTCAGCGAGCGGAGGAACACGTCATGCGCGGATCGTCGCTCGCCAATCGCGGTCGGGATGGTGTCCTTCGCGCGGACGAATCGCTGCTTGTCGAGATTCACATGGAAATGGCTCCACGTCTTGGTCCCCGTGATCCCGCCGTCGAGCCCGGTGAGTTCCTCGAAGTTCTTGTCGGTCCCGACGCTCGGCTCGTAGTGGAGGAACGGGCCAGTAATCGACGCAGCCAGCACCTTCGCCGCGAGCGCATCCGCCACCGCCTGGTACGCCGGCTCCTCGGGTATCCACGCGTCCCAGAGACTGACGAGTGCTCCGTCCACGACCCCGACGACGTTCCCGATTGTCCGCACGAACTGTCTACAGCACGAACAGTCGTACTCGGTCCGCTCGCGGTAGACGAGGTTGGTCCCCGGCGGGAACGCCGCGAGGTACGCGGCCCAGAGATCGTCGGGGGCGATGTCGACGCGGAATAGTTGGGCATTCGGCCCGTGCTGCATTCGCTCGAATTGGCGCGCGACGGCGGTCTTGAAGGTACTGAAGTCGTGGGGCATGGTCGATCGATCCTTTCTCGTGGTCGGCCGGGGTTTGAAAGTCCCGGAGAGTTGGTACTGCGCAAGGCTTATGGCCTCACTGTTTTTCAGGGACGAGCCCACGTACGAATACTTGACTCCGGGGCACCTGCGAGCCGATGCCGAAAGACGGGAAGAGACTGGCTATCTCCTTCACGATTTCGGCGACGTGTTCCTCGCGAAGTTGATCCTCCAGACTCGGCATCGGCATCGGCATCGGCATCTGCGCTGCGGCACGACGGATGGCTGAGCGCACTTCGTCTTTGCTCGGCAGCTTGGCCGGCGCCAAACCATGTTCGCAGGCGAAACAACGCAGTAGACCGTGCCGACAAGTAGGGCCACTTTCGGAATAGCCGGGGTCTGCGAGCATGTCTCCGATTCCCATACGCGGTAGCCTCCAATTTTCTCCGCGAGAGAGCGGCTTTCGCTCGCGGCTCATTGGGCCTAGAGGCCCGTTACTTCGGGGTCGTTGGTCGGCGCCGATCGTCGGTTCATGACCCGGTGGTGAGACACCCCGAAGCGACTATTGGTAGAGAGTACTACACACAGCGCACGGATGTCAATAGCCTAGATTCGTCGAAATTGCCCGACAGGGGAAGAGCACAGAGGGAGAACCATCGTGCGCGCTTGCCCCCGATCACCCTCGAAACCACAGTATATTGTGGCTCCCTCCCCCTCGACCACTAGCGGTACCCCTCTCCCCGTGGCACACTACTCCCAAAGGTCTAGCGCGTTCGCTCGCTGCCTCCGGGAATGGGAACCTATCTCTCCATCGCAGCCATCCAGCCCCCCTTCGACATCGGGACTGACGCCGCCTCCCGCCAACTCTTCTCCTGCAACTTTCTCGTACGCTCGGCGGGCGACCCCAGCTTCCTCCTCGAAGACATGGTCTCCATCCTCGCCGACGCGGGGCTCGGGATCTTCGGGCTCACCCTCTTCATCGGCGGGATGGGTCTTACCTTCCCCGCGGGGGACGGCCCTTTTGTCAACCTTCTCCGCACAGGCGGCGCCGCGACCTCGATCACTCACGACGCGCTGCGGTACCCGATCTACACCTTCCAGCTCATTACCCGAGGCGCGTCGTACCCCGAAACCGATGCTCGCGCGCGCGCCTGTCATCTCGCGCTCGATGGGCAGTACAACCTAACCGTTCCAAGCGCCGACTAGTCGCCGCCTTGCACTCTCGCTCGCCCTATGAATCTATTCGCGCCCGTCTCGCCCATCCCCGTCACTCCCCCGCCACCCACCGTCACCCATCGCTTAAGGGGCCTTAAGGAGGTGCCCGCAACCCTATGGGAGTCCTAGCCACTAGCGGCCACGGCGTAAAGATCTCGATCGAGAAGTACGCCGCGCCCATCGTGTCCGGAGTTTTCACCGCTGTTGCCGAGCTGACCGGGGACGTCGGTTGGCCGTCTCTCGTCCGCAAGAAGACCGATGTCACGTCTCACGATTCCGACATCGATTCCTACGTCTACGGCCCGCTCTCCCGCACCCCGAAGGCGTGGGATCTCAACTTCGTCTACAACAACGCGACCCACGACCACCTGACCGGGCTCTACAAGCTGCACCTCGCAAAGTCGGTCTTCGGGGTGCAGATCCGCGATGCCGGCGGCGGTGCCGCACAGGCCGAGTGGATCATGTCGGGATCGATTGAGTCGATCGACCGCGTATCGCAGACTGGTGGCGTCAAGAAGGCCACGGTCACGTTCCAACCGAGCGGGCCGTTCATCTTCGACGGCGTCTCGTTCGGCGTCGCAGGCTAGAAGTAAGCGCGCCTAGGACTGTCTGTTAACCAGAGCCAATCTCTCCAAGAAGGATCGATCATGCCCACGAGCAGAAGTACTAAAGCCCCTAAAGCCCCTAAAGCCCCTAAAGTCCCTAAGCCGGCCAAGACCATCGCTGCCCGCACCTCTCGCAGGAAGTCTGCTCCGACCCTTGGCCGGAACGGTGACAGCGCGGCACCCGTACCCGCTCTTCCTTCGAGCACCTTCCTCTCTCAGCTCCACACCTCGTCCCGCGTCCTGACCGCTGCCTCTCTCTCCCGGGATCGCGCGCCTCTCCGCTCGGTCGAGGTTCCTGGTCTCGGCCCTAACGCCTCCTCCGGCGTCGTCTTCTACCGCCCGCACTCGACCGCCGATTTCCTTCGTCTCGTCGAGAGCGCGGACCGCGTCAAGGACGCTGCCCCCATCGAACAGATCAGGTTCCTCGTCGATCACCTCGAAGGGCGATGGTGCGATCCGAGCGGACGACCATACACCCGAGACGAGATCCTCGCGCTTGAGCCGAGCAATCTCGCACTGATCTCAAACGCCATTCTCTACGCCAAGGAGATCACGGTCGACGATCACGAGGCGCTGTTGGCCGAGCTAGGCATCCCGCTTGATCCAGTCGATGCCGCGTCCGTCGCAAGCCATACTACCGTTCTCTCCCCAAACGGATCAGGCGGAGCGCTCTCCTCCGCAGCTTCTACCGACTAGCGCTCGCCATGGGGGTATGGGACGTGGCAGCCCTCGCAGACGCAATGCCGGCCGAGCAGTACCGGAGCTGGCTTGCGTACGCCGAGATCGAACCGTTCGGGGAAATCCAAGCCGATCTCCGCGCAGGGGCAATCGCTCGTGTCGTGGCCGAGCCGAACCGCGACCGAGACGCACATTCCGCTCCGTTTACCGTGCTCGACTTTATCCCTTGGATCATGACTGAAGAGCGACTTGCTGAGAAGGACGCGGAACGAGAGCTTACACTCGCGAGTCCAGAGGAACAGGCTGCAATCGCCGAACGGAGAGCGATGGTTCTTGCGGGGATCGATCCGGACGAGATCGAGACGATGATCGAGGCGGAGGGCTAACCTGCTTTGGGCCTCGACGTCGGCACCGTCACAGGCAAGGTTCAGTTCGATCTCGCCACCGCCGCGCTTACCGAGGCGGTTAGCAAGCTCGCCGACGTCGCGGCCGCGCTTACCAAAGTAGGAGAGAAATCCAAGCAGACCGGACCCTCGGTCGAATCGGATATCAGTAAGATCAACGAGGCCTATCGTCGACTCGCGGCCTCCCTAGACCCCGTCGTCGCTGGGCAGAAACGCTATCAAGACGCACACATCACACTTGATGCGGCTCTAAAGCGCGGTCTCATCTCCCATGCACAGTACGAGCAGGCTCTCGAACGTGCGAAGGAGAAATTCCTCTCCGCAGGAGGTGGTCTCACCCAATTTCAGACTCTTCTCGGCAAGCTTACCGAGTTGACCGGGACCGCAGGCCCCGCCGCTGCCGAGGCCGCCGAAAAGCTCGGTCTCCTCGGCGAGAAGGCCGTCAAAATCTCTGAGCTCGTAGAGGTCCTAGGCCCTCTCGCTCCGGCTCTCATCGGAATCGCCGCAGCCGTCGCCGCGATCGGACTCGCTTGGAAAGCGACCGAATTCGGGTTTGAATTCCTCAAAGAATCGGTCATCGAGGGAGAGAAATACCGTCAAACCCTCGTCCAGCTCGAAGCCTCTCTTCGCTCTAACGGCTCTGCGTCCGGTCTCTCCGCACGGAACATGCAGGCGCTCGCCGAATCCTACGTCACTCTCGCGGGTCGTGACGATGACGTAATACTCGGCGCCGAGCTGATCCTGTCACGGTTTGAAAAGATCGGGAGAGAGGCATTCCCCGCAGCGACCCGGGCCGCGCTCGATCTCTCGTCCGCGACCGGAAAGGATCTCAGAAGTTCCTCAGAGCTGATCGGTAAGATCCTGGAAGGTAATACCCGTAGTCTCCGCTCCTTCGCCGACGTCGGTATCGTGCTGACCAAAGGTCAACGCGACATGCTGACAGAGATGGTGGAGTCGGGAAGAATCGCCGAGTACCAGCAGCATGTATTCGCGATACTTACCGAGAAGATCGGGGGCGCTGCGGAGGCGTACGCGCATACTCTCTCGGGGGCGATCACGATCGCAAAAACGGTCATGGGTGAGTTCCGTAAGGGAATCGCCTCCGAGGTCATCCCCGCTCTTGAAGATCTCGTCAACGATTTGACCGGCTCAGTCGGCGGATGGGACTCGATTCGCGCCGCCTCCGCCGAACTCGGGCACGATATCGGCGAGATGATCCGTGAAGTCATCTACAAAATCCGTCTCTGGTATCACGAGTGGGAGCAGCTCACCTGGGAAGTCTCGGCGAAGGTTCAAAACGCGATCGGTACGCTTATAGGCGGGACAATTGACGGTCTATCCAAGCTATTTGAGTTTCTCGCTAAAATACCAGGGCCGACAAGTGGAGCGCTGTTAGTTGTTGCTCAGACGGCCAAGTCCGTCGCGGATGACGTCTCCTTGCACTTCGCCAAGGGGGCGGGTGACGCAATGCGACATGTCGGCGAGGAAGTCTTGGCCATAGCCACGCTTACCGCGCAATACAAGATCCATCGCCAAGCGCTTGAAGGTTCAGACGAGGTATACAAGAAGCACGGCTCGGCAATCGACGATGTTGGGAAGAAAGAGAAAGCGCTCCAATCGATCTACGAAGACATTGCGAAGGTACTCCAAGCGTACGATGACAAGCTCGACGATCAAACGCGCAAGCTACTCCTTTCTCGGGACGCCAAAGAATCGCTCTTGGCCGCAGCGCAGGCCGGCCTTTACGAGTATGCGGTCGAGGTTGATGCACAGGCGAGACTTGCCGCGGTAACGGCACAAACGATCGCGCTCGACAAAGAGCATCGGACCGAGATTGAGGCGCTCACGGCCGTCGAGCAGAAACTCCGTGATCTGCGAAAGACTGGTGAGGCGGCCAAGGTCGCAGTGGAGATCGAGGCGATCAACAAGAAGTACGTTGAGCAGCGAGCCGAGGTTGCAAGCCTCGCGAACGCCAACTACACCCTCGAATCTTCGATCAAGCACACGATCGCCGCGATGAGTGAGGAGCGCTCTCTGTCCGCTCAGCTCGCCACGCTCGATGCACAGCTCGCCGATGTCCGCAACCGCAATACCGAAGCGACCCGCGCTCTCTCTCTCGCACAGGCTGATGAGAGAGACGAGCTCGCCCTTCTCTCTCCGCTCTATCGTGCAATCCTCGACCTAGAGCGCCAGCAGATCGACACGAAGAAGGAGCAACTCAACATCGATCGGCTCATTCGCGCCTCGGCCGGCAGCGTCGGAGATGTAAAGGCAGTGGTTGATGATTGGGAAGAGCAGCGCGCCGCAGCCCTTGCGTACGGAGCCTCGGTCGCAAGCGTTTTACAGCAGTTCGGCCTTCTTTCCTCGGCGACCCAAAAGCGCAAGATCGAGGAGCGGCTTCTCGCTGAGCAGGAGCGAGGCGCGAACGCTGAGCAGCTCGCGCTGCTCCGTGCGCGGCTCGAAGGAGATCAAGCGCAGATCAACAGCCTTCACGCAGTGCAGGCGGCGGTTGTTATCTCGGAGCAGAGGTACAAGGAGTTCGCCGACTCTCTCTCACAAGAGTTCTCTTCGCTCATCGGCAATTTCCTCAACGGCGCGGACGTCAAGCTCGCGGACTTCGCCAACGCTAGCCGCGATACGTTCGTAAACGTTCTCCAGCACACGATCCAAGATTGGCTCACGCAGTGGTTTGAGGCGATGGCGCAGTGGCTTCTACGATGGATCGCGACCCAAGCGGCCGCCAAGGCAGCGCAAGCCGGGCTCGGAAGCGGCGGCGGGTATTCAGTCTCTAGCGCAGGGAATTTTGGCGGCGGTTTCACATCTCTAGGTTCTGGCGGAGGCGGATACGCTGGGCTCGTGGGCTCAGCCGGTACCGCAGGCGTCGCGGGCTCAGGCTCCGGTGCGGCCGGTCTCTTCTCCGGTACCGGCTCGGCGGGCGCACTAGGTGCGGTCGGTGCTTGGGCCGCGGTCCTGGTGGTCTTCGGATTACTCGTCAACTCGCTCAATGACCATCTCCAGAAAACCAAAGAGAGCATTATCCAGTTCGATGAGAGCTTAAATGTCGCGACCTCGACCGGCGACAACAAGACCATCGGTCTTATCACCGCCGGGCAGGCCCTCGCCAAGCAGGTCAAGTCGTTCTTCGACGCGTTCGGCGGAATCTTCCAAGGACTCGACGCGAGCATCGGTATCAAACACCGCGGTCAGGGGTCTAATTCCGAATGGAAAGTCTACGTCGACGGATTGATGACCAACTTCGGCCGCGATATGGAGGCGGCGCTCAACTACGCGCTGATCGAGTCGATCCGCCATACCTCGTCGATCGGTCTCGACCCGCTGGTCGTAGCCGCCATCCACGACTATACCGGCAAGAGCCTTGACGAGTTCAAAGCGCAAGTCGAGTTCGCACAGCGCCTCGCGACCCAGAATCTCCCGGGCGTATCTGGGCAAGTTGCCTCCGCGGCGTCTCAGTACTTCGCCGATCTCCATCAAGCACAGACCACGTTCAAAGACGATGCGACCGCGCTTGACACGGCAATCGCTAGTATCACGCGCAAATTCTCCGACACCGTTCAGGCGCTCAAGAACAGCGCGCTCGGTATCGACACGAGCACCGCGGACTTTCTCGCCTCGCTCGCCGCCTTCGACGATCAAATGAAGAAAGGAGCGGCGGCCCAGCGCAAGGACATCGAGGACCGGATCGCCGCAACCGAGCAGGAGATCAAGGCACTCGGCAACGGTCCCCGGCTCTCGAAAGGCTCCGATGCCGATGAGCGCTCCGCAGCGAAGACGAAGTGGGACGAGACGATCGCGACCCTTCGCCATCAGATCGACGTCTATACCGCCGAGCTTGCCAAGATCCCGACGCAGCTCTCGGATTCCGAGATCTCGATGGCGATCTTTGATTCGCTCTACAAGTATCTCGACGGGAGCGCTAAGTACGCGGAACAGGCACATAAATACGCGGTCTTAAAGGTTGAGCTTGAGTTCGCTGCGATTCAAGCACAGCTAGTCGCGCTCGGTCGCTGGGAAGAGTTCGCTGGGATGTTCGCCGACGCCCACGACGCCGCCATCAATATCGCTGCCAACCCAACAGCGAACGTCCCGACGCGAGGGACAGGGGCCGGCGGCAATACCCGCGCGCAGGACGCACAGACTCTCGCCGATTTCTTTGCGCAGTTCGCTCGCACCCAGCTTCCGGCGCTCTCGGCGGCGATCTACGATATCAACAAGCGCTACGACGACGCGATCAAGCTCGCGCACGGAAACGCCGAAGCTCTCGCTAAGCTCAACGAGCAACGCGCGATTGAGATTCGCCAAGCCAAGGAACAGGCAAGAGCCTCGGCCGTAAGCCCGGCGCAGGCGTTTATCGACTCGACGCTCCCGTCGCTCGTCACGCAGATCAACGCGGTCCATACCGGCGCGCAGGGGCTGATCGATGGGCTGCGAGCGGTCGCGGCGCAGGGGGGGCTCTCGACCGCGGAACTCCATAAGCTCGTGGCCGCCCTTCGTGCGGCCGAGGCAGCTCAAGTTGCGGCGATCAAGTCCGGCATCCTCGACTCGATCAATCAGTTCGCGGCAACGCTCTCGAACCAAGGACTGACCGGTCAGCTCGCGAACATCGCGACTCAAGCGCTCAAGCTCCGCGAGTCTCTCAACGCCCTCGCTCAAGCCGGCACGCTTACCGCCGACGAGTTCTTCGCGGCTGCCGGCAAGCTCGCAGACGCCGCGAAGGCTCAGCAGCAAGCGGCATTTGACACTTCGGCCACGTCGCTTCTCTCGCAACTCTACGGCTATCTCCACGAGGATACGAAGGCCGCGAAGCTCAAGTTTGATCTCACTCTCGCGAGCCTGCAAATCCAGGAAGCGCAGCTCGAACAGGCTGTCGCGCTTTATGGTCTCGTGGGCGACTACATCCCCGAGATCAAGGATCTGATCGAGCGTTTCCGGAAGGCCGGTCCGGGCATCCTCGCTAGCGGCAGCTCCGGAACGAACTTCACCGACCCCGCAACGGTCCTCGCTCTCGCCGCGCAGAACCAAGCGAACGCTGCAACCACGCTGAGCAACGCCGCACAAGCCTTCGCAGCCTCAACCGACAAACTGATCGCGTATCAGCAGTCGCTTCTCACCAATCCCTCGCTCTCGCCGCTTACCCCCGACCAGCAGCGGGCCGAGGCGCTACGTCAGCTCCAAGCGAACTACGCGTCGGGTCTAGGCGGGAACATCGATGCGAGGAACGCTTTCTCCGGCCTCGCCGACACTTTCCTTCGTATTTCGAAGGGGGTTAACCCGTCCACGCTCGGGTATGGAGTAGATTTCCAGCGCGTCCAAGACATGCTCACCCGGCTCATCGGGCAGACGAGCTATCAGATTCCCGGGACATCGAATGTTTACTCCGGCCCGTTCGGGTCGGGCGGGAATGGCGGGCTCGGCACAGGGAGCGGCGCGGGCGGTGCAGGTGGGCTTGGCGGTCTCGGTGTCAATCCAACCTCCGTGATCGATCTGTCGCCGGTCGTCCTCAGCGTGCAGTCCTCCTCGAATCGCAATCACGAAGATCTGGGCATGCTTAACGTTCAGCTTACCCGGCTGACGAGCGCGGTCCAGGAGCAGCAAGGGAAGCTCTCCCGGATCGCCAACTATCTAGAGCGAGCAGCGTAAGGCGCTCGGACCTAATTACCAGCACCATCGCCACACATAGCCATCGCTTATGATCATCGGCCTAACCTCTCCCGGACAATACGGGGTCTCCCAGCTCCCCGCCGCATGGGATCTCTCCGTCCCGTCAACCCTCCCTCGTCTCCTCGCGGACCCGCTCCTCGACCGCGTCTATCTCCTCGTAGCGCGTCCGTGGGACCCGGTCTCACAAGCCCCGGTTACCGTCTATCTAGCCAACGGCAGCTATCAGTCATTCCCCGCCGATACCCCCACGAATCAGCTCTTCGCCCCGCGTCTTAGATCCGCGTACAACTGTCAGTTCTCCCTTTTCTCGGGGTCGTTTGATTCCCCCGCATCGCCCGGCTTCGGCGATGTCCAGATCATCAACAACGACGGCGGGGTTGACGCTCTCACCACCTACTCGTGGGCGGGGTGCGCGATCACTGTCTACCTCGGTTCCCCGGTCGACCCGTTCTCGTCCTTCGCGCCGATCTTTAATGGGACGGCGGCAGGACTCACTTGGAACACTCAGTACATCAACATCCAGCTCGCGGATCTCCAGCAGCTCTTCGCCCGACCGCTCCAACGAGAGCTATTTACCCCGTCCAGCCTGTACATGTCGGGCTCCTCGTACGCGGCAAGCACCACTCCCTTCGCGATGCCTGCGGGGTCGATGTGCTTCGAGTGCTGGGTCCGCCCTGATACCACGACATCCGGTCAGTACGATCTCGTGAGCGTGCGAAACGGTCTCGCCGCGGGGCTGCGACGTCTTGATCTCTCGGGGGGTAATCTCCCCCGCTTCGGGGTACGAAACGACGTCGGAACAGGTTTCTCCGCGCAGTGGGCAACCGCGATCCCCGCGGGCTCTTGGCATCATCTCGCGGGCGTTCTCGACGTCTCCGCCGGATTCATCTATCTCTACGTGGACCGCGTACTGGTGGCATCGACCGCGATCATCGGTACGTTTACCTCAGTGCTCTTGACTAACTTCACGATCGGTAGACAGGCCGATACTCTCAGTAATTACTTCCTCGGACGTATCGGGGAAATCCGCGTCTGGTCCATGGCCCGCTCACTGACCGAGATCGGCACGAACATGTACCTTTCTCTCTCCGGTGCGGAGGCCAATCTCGCCGCGTACTACTCGACCCGTGAAGGCTCCGGTTCCACGGTCGCTGATCTTGCGCTCGCCGTTGTCGGCGGTCCTTACCCGCTTACCTTTACCGACGCATCGTGGGCGATTGGCGACTGGCAGCCCTCGGCGATCGTTGGCAAGGCCAAGCCCCTCACCTACGGCCAGGTCCGTCAGCGCCCGGCGATACTGGTTGATCCGAACGCGCCTGGCGCGCTGATCTATCAGATTCATGACCGCGCGCTCCAAGCGGTGCAGACCGTCTTCGACTCGGGTACCGCGCTCACGCTCAGCACGGATTACACCGTGGATCTCGTACGGGGGTACATCTTCCTCCTCCATTCTCCAGCCGGCGCGATCACCGTTGACGCGCAGGGAGATAACGTCGGCGCAGGCGGGTACGTTTCGACCCCCGCCGATATCGTTCGCAGGATCGCGACCCGTCACGGCGGACTCACTGATCCCGGGCAGATTAACACTCTCTCCTTTACACACGCCAACGCCGCCGACCCCTACGCTCGCGGATACGCCTGCGACGACTCGACGACCTTGATCGCGAGCGCGTTAAACGACATCCTTC